CCTTCCGGACGCTCTTTTTTACCCCGTCTCGGTCCTTTTTACCGCCCGGAACGGCGGCAAGGGCGAAAATGCGCCCCGAAAAAAAATCTTTGCCAAGGTGCTGATATAGTGGCAGGAAAAATATGGGGCACAGAACGAAGCGGTTTAAATATGAATAGTGAAGAACTACACGGAAAGCCTTTATTCATAGGCGTTTCAGAAGGATAGGACACGAACGCCGGTTTAAAACGAAATGGTTTCTGCTTTACACTTGCTTTAATTCACCTTTACACTTTAAGACATCCAATATAAGCAAATGCGGGCCGCCATTTACTTTTCTCTTTACTTTGCTTATATTTCTCCGATACGAAAAACAAAGCCGTCATAGGGCCGCAAAATGAGGCTTCCGACGGCTTTGTTTTTGCAGTTTTTTATTTCTCTCTTTTTGGTAGTTTAACGATATAAAAACTTCCAAATGCTTATTATTTGGTAGTTTTGCAAAAATAAACTTCCAAATATTCATGAGAAAGACAGAAACAAAGGTGATACATGTGCACCTGATATTTGAAAAAAGAGATTTCTACTTTGGTAGCATATCCGCCGTGTTAATACGCTGGACGAAGAACGCATAGGCATAAAGAAAAGCACTCTTTTGCATGCCGGGCTATGCGATGGAACTTCAATACCTACGAGAATGGCTATTATAAAACAATCCCACCTTATTAGAGGCGGAGGTTAAAGTATTGCTATATTGAATATTAGAAGCCGTTAGAATGCCTTTAGAATGGTATTCTAACGGCTTTTTTATTAGTGTTCTAACATCTTGTTTTACTTGAATGCCTTACAAAAACACCTACATAAAACACCTACAAAATATATGTTAAAACACTTACAAAAGACTTACAAAAGCATGTAATATGATGCTTGTGAAATATATAAAAGCGACATAAAACGTCTTGTTTTGACAGAAAAAGCCGTTTAAATGGGTAGAAAAAGCCACATAAATAACAGTCAAAAAAGTATTATATTTGTTTGTAAACTTCACAATATCATCATGTTACAATAATACGCGTCTGTTCTTTGCTTGAAAACTGCGTGCGCGCACTATAATATGTGCTATTCGAGACCAACCGATCCAACCACAATCGCAATACCTGTAATTTCATCAACGGGTATTTCAAAAGGTGGATATTCCTTATTATCAGAAATGGCACGCAAATGTTTTTTATCTTCACCCGGCATAAGCCGTTTTACTAATATGCCTTGTTCGCGCGTTGCTATTACATGGCATTTGTTCCATTGTATAAACCCCGTATTGCGGAGTATAGAACAGGCTATAACATCCCCTGAATTGAAATGAGGGTACATAGATAGCCCTGAAACCTCAATCATGAAATCTACATGACAGTATTTGAATTTTGGAATAACGTAATATTCCTTAACGTCGTCCTCTGCAATGGAAAAATCACTATTGCCAAAACCTGCTGCCGCTCTTTGTGTTACCAAAGGAATAGGATTTAGGCCGTTGCGTGCGGCTTCTGCAAACGGTATAGCTTCCGGCTTATCAGCAATACCATCTATTGAGGATATGACCTGCTTTTCAGAATTGTTGCTTATATCCTCTGTGTCATTTGGTGATGTGGAGGATAATTTTAAATCTTTCCGAATGTTAATCATGTCAGAAACCAATTCTCCCTTTCCTAAAATCAACCATTCTGCAGATATATTCGCATTTGCGCACACCTTTTCAAGTACATCATAGGAGGGTTTTCCTTTTCTTGCTCCAACGACGTTTTCTACAACAGTAGGGCTTATTCCTACGGCATTTGCAAAAGCCCTTTTGTTTCCGCCAAATAAGACTTGTATAATTGTTTCGAACCGTTCATTTATATTCATAAGCGTATAATTTATCTTTTGCGAACATTTTTATTCGCATTTGCTTGCACTATTCGCAAATGCGTATTATATTTGCAGCGTGTTAAAGATATTAACGGGCGGTAAATATAGGAAAAACGCTCGACAGTTCAAATTAAAAGAATGAATTATGAAAGCAATCAAAGTATTTATTGATGAACCGGAACAGTTTAAGATGCTGAATATAATGGAAAAGTTGAACGGTCACGAAGATATAGCCATGACCGGAACGGGTGCAACCGAGTTTGTAGTAGCAGCTACCGGCGAATGCGCAATGGCTTATGTAAGGGCAGTCATAGAAGGTCGATTGAGTGATTGTACAATAGAGATTATAAAATAATATAGCAATGAAAAAGCATATTTATTTAGACAAAGCCAGCAAAGGCAAATTACGTCAGATATTTAATTGTACTGATGTAATGGTATGGAAAGCCTTAACATTCGAGAGTGAAAGCGAATTAGCTCGCAAAATTCGCTATACAGCTATCAAAGAGTTAGGCGGTGAATTAATGGGTGAAGGTGTTTATAGAGGCTGGGAAACTACACATGAAACATCAGAGGGTACAATGACGCAAACTTTTAGCAATCGCGTTAAAATCATTGTTTACAAAGATGTGAACCGGACGGCGGTATTAATTGACGGTGAAGTTAAAAAGATTGAGGACGGTTTGACAGTTTCCGAATTTATGAACCTTCAGCAAGAAGTCTTAAAGATTGCTTCTGACCTCCAATTACAATAGTTTACCATCATGGAATACTACGGAAAAATATTGTGTATATCAAAAGACGACCTAACGCGCGACGACCGGCCGCTTTTAGGGGACTATCAGTTAGATATAACGAAAGCTCCTATAATGACAGTTAGTTGTTTCGACCAATTGGTTTATCGCAAAAAAATGCTGGTCGTCCGTAAAGGTATAGGCCGTGGGGTTACTGCCCTTGTTTCCGTGGATAGTTTGCCGGATAAGTATAAAAAATTAGTTGAACAAAAATACGGAAGTGTGGACGTTGAAATTTTAAGAAATTGGTTTGCTTCACATTGGGAAGTGGACGACGCGGCCCGTAGTTTTTATTCCCGTTACCGTTTGACCTCCGGTAAACCTTTGGAGCCGGAACAGCAACAGGAATACACCCTAAATGCTTCTGCCTTGCAGTCAGTCATTAGATTAATGAATGACGTTAAGATGAAACGGGCGGTTATGCAAGGCAGCAAAATACGCTGGGAAGAAATGGCCGGTGCGATCAGCTTCTTTCAAAAAGAGTTCGGACACAGTTTGCCACTTTCGGTAAACCGCTTCAAGAAGAAAGTGAAGGACTTTCAAGAAAACAGTTATATAAGCCTGATAAGTAAAAAGTTCGGTAATCAGAACACAAGGCTTGTCAGCGTACAGATTGAAAACCTTCTGCTTAGTTTAGCCACACAGCCGAATAAACCGTGGAATAAAAATGTGTGGGAAATGTACAACATGTTTATAGCCGGTGAGTTGACTGTTTGCAACCCGGAAACCGGCGAGATATTCAACCCGGCGGAATTTGTGGATAAGAAAGGCAACCCGATCAAACTTAGTCAATCCACTATAAACAACTATCTGAACCAACCGAAAAATCAAGTTTTAATAAATCACAGGCTTATGAGTTGGAGTACGTTTATGCACAATGAACGCCCACATGTACACCGCCACGCCCCGGAATTTTCTTTTAGTAAGATTTCATTTGACGACCGCGATTTGCCGCGAAAACTGAAAGATACCAAGCAACGCCCAAAGGCTTATTACGCCTATGATGTAACAAGCCAGTGCGTAGTCGGCTTTGCTTACAATCGTAATAAGAATGTGGATTTGGTTGTAGATTGTTTCCGCGACATGTTCCGCCTGATGGAGCGCAACGGCTGGAATTGCCCGGCGCAAGTGGAGGTGGAAAACCATCTTATGAGCCAATGGAAAGACAGCTTTTTGAAAGCCGGAACGATGTTTCCCTTTGTTCGCTTTTGTGCACCGTTGAACTCACAAGAAAAGTTTGCAGAACCTTTGAACGGTGCGAAAAAACGCAGTGTTGAACATAAAAATCATTTAGGAATAGGCCGCTTCTACGCGAAAAATGAGAAATACCGCGCCGAAAGCAAAAAGATAAGTGACGAATATAACGATACTTATGAGGAAAAACAGTATTACACATGGGAACAACTTATACAGGAAGATATGAACGACGTTCACGAGTTCAACCACTCTTTGCACCCCAATCAAAAGAAATATCCCGGTATGACGCGTTGGCAGGTTCTTGAAAGTAATATGAACCCGACTTTGCAACCGGTTGATAAAGCTATTTTGTACCGCTTCATTGGTGAACATGTGGAAACGAGCATTAAACGAAACAGTTATTGCCGCGTAAACTACACCGATCTTTGGTTGAGCAGCCCGGAAGTTCTCGACCGCCTTGCCCCGAATAATAATCAAGTGGATGCCTACTACCTACCGGATGAAGAAGGGAATATGGGCGATGTGTATATCTACCAAGATGGAGTACTGCTTGATAAGTTAAGCAATGTTGGAACTTTCAACACGGCCGAAGCTGAACAAACCGAAGCGGATAAGCTGATAATGACGAACCAAAATAAGCTAATCAGCCAGTTTGACGCAATGACTAAGAAAGAAGCTATTGCTCCGGTAGTAGTGCTAAAAGCAGAAACCGCCAAAAAGATAGCGAAGGCAACGGCAAAGCCGGTACAGGTTGAAGCCATAGAAACGGATGCCGATAGCCTGATAGCTCAATTCAGCGACTACAAAGGCCGAGGTGTAGCAAGTATATAACAGTATTAGAATAACATTAAAACATCATTATAACATGGAAGTAACGAACGATATTAAACAACGTATTCTCGAAGCCATTACGGTAAACCGGGAAAATTACCCTTCGGATAACAAGCACGCCGCCGCACTTGGCATTTCCGCCAGCGTGTACAATGTTCTGAAAAAAGGGAAAATTGACAAACAGGTTAGCGACACAAATTGGATTTGCCTTGCCCGTCGCCTGAATGTATCGCTGAATAATGAAATTCAGTGGCAAGCGGCCGAAACCCCGACTTTTGTCTATATAACCGAACAGTTGGCAATGTGTCAGGAAAGCAGCGTTTCCGCCGTATTGTGTGATATGGCAAATATAGGAAAGACGTTCACGGCCCGCATTTATGTAAAGATGCACAAAAATGCTATTTATGTGGATTGCTCACAGGTTAAAAGTAAACAACGCCTGATCCGCTACATTGCAAAAGAATTTGGGGTTAATTCCAACGGTAGATATTGCGACGTGTACGACGACCTTTGTTTCTACCTGAAAACACTGGAACGCCCTTTAATTATACTTGACGAAGGCGGCGACCTGCAATATGAAGCCTTTTTGGAACTGAAAGCCCTATGGAATGCGACGGAACGCTGTTGCGCATGGTATATGATGGGTGCGGACGGTTTGAAAGAAAAAATGAACCGGTCTATTGAATGCAAAAAGGTAGGATATACCGAAATGTTCTCCCGTTATGGTGATAAATACAGCAAAGTAACCCCGGACGACGGAAAAGAGCGCGAAGCATTCCTAAAGGCACAAGCGGCAATGGTGGCGAAACTAAACGCCCCGGAAGGCACGGAGGTTATGAAAGTGGTAAACCGCACAGGCGGAAGCCTTCGCCGGGTATATACAGAGATTGAAAAATTAAGAAAGGGGGCTTGATATGTTAAAAAAGGTCTATCAACTTGGCATGGAAGCTCAATACGCCGCGCATGTTCTGCTTTTATGGGGTGAAGGTGAATACCCTTGTGATCTCCGAGTACGCCGCGCAAGAACGGAAGGGTTAATAGTTATTGAACTTGATAATTTGGAGTTGGCAAATAAAATAGTAACCGCTACCCGTTGCAAGGTGGCTGTAAAAGAAGTAAAAGCATGAAACGCGCTTATTCCCCTAAAGAAATACAATCTATGAATATACCCAGCTTCCCATTTACCGATGAATGGGAAGCTGCCTTCGGGACACCTGACCGCACGGGAACTTGGATCGTATGGGGCGATAGTGGTAATGGGAAAAGTAGTTTTGTAATGCAGTTAGCAAAGTATCTATGCCAGTTTGATAAAGTGATTTATGATAGCTTGGAAGAAAGTACGGGACTTTCCCTTCAAAATAGTATCAATCGTTGCCGTATGGAAGAAGTGAACGGAAGGTTCCAAATTCTCGACCGGGAACCAATGAACGAACTATCTGAACGTCTTTCAAAACGGAGAAGTGCCGGTATTGCCATTATAGACAGCTTTCAATACTCCGGGCTTACTTATGCTACTTATAAGGCCATGAAGGAAAAACATCGTAACAAGTTGCTAATCTTCATTAGCCACGCCGAAGGGGTGAAACCTGAAGGCCGGGCCGCTAAAAAAGTAGCTTATGACGCTGATGTGAAAATATTCGTGCAGGGCTTCCGGGCAATTTGCAAAGGTCGGTTTATAACAAAACCGGGTAATCATTATACAATATGGGCGGAAGGGGCTGCGCAATACTGGAATGAGTAATAAACAGATTAAAATCATATAGTCATGGATGATGTAATTGAAGCAATTTTAAACGATGCAAAAAAGAAAGCCGAGGGCTTTTCTTTTAGCGAACAGTCTTTTATTTATAGTGAAGTATCTGAACGCCTCACGAGCCTTTCGCATGATGCCTTGATGGCCGAATATGGGATGAAAGAGGAGGACTTTGTATGAAACGAAATTATTCACGGTTTTACGCCCTTCTTGGCCGTATGCCAACAATAGATAAGGATGAATTAAAGGCTGATTTAGTACGCCAATATACCGATAATAGAACGGATTCCTTAAAGGAAATGACCGACAAGGAATATGACTTGATGTGCGACGGGATGCAACGGCAGTCGAACGGGTATAAGGCCCGTGAAATAGCCCGCGAGGAATTAAGACGCAAGCGATCCGCCGCTCTTCATCTTCTGCAAAAGCACGGCATTGACACAACAGATTGGAATTGTGTAAATGCTTTCTGTAAAAATCCCCGAATTGCTGGTAAAGAGTTCGGGAAACTGACTACCGAAGAATTAGACCTACTGTGTATCAAGATAAGGATGATACAGCGGAAAGGCGATAAAAACACTGATTACTCACAATTAAATTAACAACATCATGGAAGAAGAAAAAAAAGTCGTTGAAATGAACAGCGAAGAATTGAGACAGTTTGAAGCGTTTAAGGCTAAACAGGCCGCAGAAAATGCAAAAGTAAAGGCTAAACAGGATCGCGATGCTTATCGTGATCTTGTAGATGAAACAATCGAAAGAACGGTTCCTTCCTTAATGTGCCTTAGTCAAGGTATTAAGGAAACCAAACAGACGGTTTTGGATGATTTTAAAAATGTTATCGACATGAAAGCTGATGTGCTGAAATTGAAGAAAGACGGCCAGCGTAGCGATACATTTACCAACTCTAAAGGTGATAAGCGTATAACCGTAGGTGTTTATACAACTGATGGTTATCGTGATACGGTAGAAGATGGTATTGCCATCGTGAAAGAATATATTGAAGGGCTTGCCAGTGATGAGAAAACAAAGTCGCTTGTAAAGATGGTGCTTCGCCTGTTGGCCCGTGACGCAAAGGGTACACTAAAGGCCAGCCGCGTAGTACAACTTCGTAAAATTGCGGAAGAAGCCGGGAATGAACGCTTTATGGAAGGTGTACAAATAATAGAAGAAGCCTATCAACCGGCAATTAGTAAACAGTTCATCCGTGCAGAAGTGAAGAATGAGAACGGCGCATGGGTATGTATTCCTTTAGGCATGACGGAATCATGAGCAAGCAACAACCAATGTTATTAATCTCGCCGCCATTGTTTCCGAAAGAACACCCGGTTGAACAAACGGAGTTTGGCGGCGTGCCTTGCGGCTATTGCCACGGCAACGGCTGGTTTTGGGGAATGGATGAACTGACACGTGAAAGTGTAAAGGTAAAATGCCCGGTTTGCAAGGGGTATAAGAAATTAAAAGCAGTTGTAACAATCAACTGGGTAGCTGATGAAAGTAAGTAGTAACATTAAAGTAATAAAACGATATGGGAAACATATTAGACAGGTTTAGAAAACCAAAGGAAGCGCAAAACCCCAAAGGAATAAAAAGAACAAAGACTATTCCGCCCCATGTGGTAGCGTGCAAAGTATGTGAAGGTAGCGGCAGTATAGACGGGCATGTTTGCGAGCAATGCAAAGGTTCCGGCCGCGTGATAGTCACTTGTGATGTAACAACCTATGTGATGGCCTATGCGCCTGAAACGCTTTAAGTATGGTACATGCAAGTTTATTTTCAGGTATCGGCGGCTTTGAAATAGCCGCCGCATACATGGGATGGGAAAATGCTTTTCATTGTGAAATAAACGAATGGTGCGGTAAAATATTAAAGTATTATTTTCCTAATTCAGAACATTATGAAGACATTACAAAAACAGATTTTTCCAAATGGAAAGGAAAGATTGATATTCTCACAGGCGGATTTCCATGCCAACCTTTCAGCCTTGCAGGACAAAGAAAAGGAGCAAATGATGAACGCTATCTCTGGCCGGAAATGCTTCGTGCCATCCGGGAAGTGCGACCGACTTTTGTTATTGGTGAAAATGTTGCTGGAATCACCAGTATGGTACAGCCCGGCTGTGAAATTACAGTGGAAAGTCAAACCTCTTTGTTTGAAGCGACTGACAAGGAAACGCTACTCGAACAAGAATATGTTATCGAAACAGTCTGTTCAGACCTTGAGCGTGAAGGATATTCAGTCCAGCCGATACTTATACCGGCTTGCAGTGTTGGAGCACCACACAGACGTGATAGGGTGTGGTTTATTGCCCACCGTAACAGCTTCGGAAGGCAGCAGGGGCGGTCAGTTTGTGGACGGAAGAACAATAACGAGAAAGACAGGGAATGTGTTCCGTTCAAAGTTGGTGGATTTGGCAAAGAGCGGATTACTTCCTACCCCAATGGCGAGCGATGCGACAATGGGGGCTATAATAGGAAAAAACGATGTTTTTATAACCACCAAGAACGGAACTCCGAGAAAGGTCAATCAGAACGGACAAAACGGAAGTTTAGGACTTGCGAGGTATGTTCAAATGCTTCCAACACCACAAGCGAGGGATTTCAAAGGACAATGCGCGAAAACTCACTATTGTTTACCGAACCATTTCGGAACTTCCCAACTCAACCCCCTATTTGTTGCGGAAATGATGGGTTTTCCGACAGATTGGACGGTATTACCTTTTCTAAATGGAGAAAAGAAAGTATAAAAGCCTATGGCAATGCGATAGTTCCTCAGGTAGCTTATGAAATTTTTAAGGCAATAGAAAAAAACGACTAATTTATAACAATTTAAAAATGAATTATTATGGGATATGATTTAACTCCTAAAAACAAAAATGCAGGCTCTCCCTGTGGAATGATATTCACATGGCCAATGATCTTGAATGAAACAGGTGCATGTTATCTGTTTGGGTATGGTGAAAATACTGCACGTGCAGGATCCTATATTTATAACGGTTCTCGCGGCCCAGGCTCGCCCGTATCAAATGATGGTTTTAAGGTTACAGCCTCTGAGGCTAAAATAATGGCAAAGCTATTTAAGGGCTATGTGTTTGTAAAAAGAGCAATTAGGGAAGAATGGGAAAAGATGTCAGAAGATGAAAGAAATATGCTTTTATCAATTAATAAAAAAGCATCTCCGCCATCTTTTGATTTCATTGATAAGGTAGAAAGTTTGATTGATTTTTGTGAGAAATCCGGCGGTTTTACTATTGATTGAATACTTTAAAGAATAAAGAAATGAATAGAGCAAAGATTTATATTGAAAGTAATAGTGCAAAGTTATCTGAACATTCTGGTAATTATGAAGCTGTGTCTAAATACCACGCATTAAAGGCACTTGAAATACAAGAAAAGGAACAATCTTGGCACGATTTAACTTTAAACCCTAATGACCTGCCGGAACATAGAGAAATAGTTGTTGTGAAACTTAAATTCGATATGTATCACTATGCTGTTGGTATATATAGCCAAATTAATGGCGAATGGTATTTGAGGGATGGTGAAGAATTCTATCAGACAAACAAGGAAATTGTTAAATGGCGAAAAATTAACGAATAATCAATAAATACTTATGAACTTAATTATCATATCAATAGCAATATTCATGCTGTACATTGCTGGTGTGGTTTACTTATTCGGTATTCCGTGGTCTATCAGTAATACATACTACCTTTTAGAAGAAAGACGTAAGGGGTTGGGGTGGCTGTTTACTGTGTTCTGCTACGGTGTTGGCGGGTTCTTGTTACCCGGCTGGTTGGATATGACACCGGAAAGTTATCAATATACCTGCTTTCTTTCCGTTGCAGGACTGGCCTTTGTCGGAACGGCCGCACAGTTTAAAGAAAGCCTAACCAATACGGTACACTATACGGCGGCTGTAATCTGTTGCCTGTTCTCTCAAATATGGTGCGTTATGGCTGGCTTTTGGTTGGTATCTTTACTTTCCTTTGTTTTCTTCTTATGTGTGGCCGGATTTAGCAAAAAAAAGAATTGGATGTTTTGGATAGAAGTAGCGGCAATCGTGGCAACTTATATTTCGGTTATAATGGCATTCTAATCATGGCAGAATTGAAATATAAATCCATCATACCCAACAATAAACCGGGTTGGCTAAAAATTATCCAAACATGGGTAGATAAGCAGTATAACGGCCTGATAGTTCAAAATAATGAAAGCGACTTTGATGCACTTAAATTCTTTATTGATACTGCAATAGTCAGCCTAAAAGAAAATAAGACAATCACCCGTAGCGAGGTAACAACGGAAATTCGCACAGATGAAGGAAAGACGGTATTGTTTATTAAACGAAACGGAATGATGCTACAAACCTATTATATCGAATGATAAGAAGAAAATACGGGTTTGTTGCTTTACAAAAAGCGGGTTAAGTAAATTTAGCCCGCTTTTCTTTTGTAGTCCTGTATCTTTTTGATAATTTTGTACTTATTATAAATCCCGATTAATAAATGGCTTTACAAGGTTGTTCATACGTTAAACGTGTTAAAGAAGTCAATGCAATATATGACGAATATGCAAAGACCGGTTTATCTAACCGGGCTATTTGGAAGCGTTATATTTGGCCGATATATGGCATATCGGAAAAGACTTTCTATAACTATATCAATGCGGCGGCCAATCCTGACGTAGTAGCCAAACAAGAAGCCTTGCAGCTTTCATTTTTTTAGGTAACGGTAATATTAGGCTTTGCCGGTATCTTAATCTGTTTCTTTACGGCTGTATCATCCTGTACTAAGCATTTGAATATTTCTGTATTATCCAATATTTCTTCGTGATCGTGGCAGGGGACAGATGTTACGCGTGTCAATGTTCCCATGTTTCCGCTATTAAAGCCGTGCAAGCAATAATTTATCTTATCCAATAAATCAAGATGAAACATTTCTCCGTCGTAGCCTTCGGGAACGGCATTTGTAAGCACGTGCAACCCTATTGTAAGGTTGGCATCTTGTAAACCGCCTGCCTGGCTTCTCCAGTCTATTTTCCCGAACTCTATAAATATGGCTGGCATAAGAAACGGCGTTTCTTCCTCTATAAATTCAACTTGCCTATTCCATAGACCTATATGTTTGATCGCATAATCGGGCTTTTCTCCCTTTTCAATCATTTCCTGAAACTGGCATTCAGAGACAAAGCAAATGTCCTTTTCTTCGTCCGTAATTAGCTGTTGAAGCCGATTTTTTAGAATCTGATAAACTTCCTTTCTCATGGGTTAATAATATTATGTTTCTTAAAATAGTCCTCAATATTCTGTTCTGCTATTTCCCGGATGATTTTATCTGTTGCCTTGCCGTTTCCAATGAACCGACGTTCCGGCATGGTGATTGTAGAACCTACTTTTTTTAATGCCATAGCCCGGTAAAATTTCTCTTTTTCCGAAAGCTGGCGGTTGCGTTTGTCATTTTTCTTTTCCCCGTCCTTTTTGTAGATATATTGCCCTTTTATTTCTTTCAGGCGGGCAAAGAAATAGCCTTTCATCTTCCGGGTAACTTTTATTTCTCCCCCTTCGTTATGTATGCGCCCGTATGGCTTGGATGAAGAATAGGCAAGTTCAACACCTCGCTTTCGGGAACGGATACTTCCCCTTAATCCGCCGCTTCGCTGCATAAGTGATCCGACACCGTCGTCGAACTTTCTTTCCGGCCATTCCTTTTCATTAAAGAAAGACTTGCGTTCAAAATTCCGGTCGAACTCTTCGTCTAACTCGACCTTTATATCATCTAACGACCGGTCTATTACTTCTTTCTTGAAATTCCCGTCCATGCCTTTGTAAATTAATTAATTATTCCTATCTTTGTGTCGGTTGAGGGAATCGCAATATTCCCCCGGCCTCCCTTGCTGGGCTGACTTGATTATTTCAAGTCGGCCCAGCTTGCTTTAAAGCCCTTTTGCAATATCTGTTCTTTGGTGTAAACAACATCTTTGCCGTCTTTTACGATGGTGACTGTTTGCAACCTTTTAGCCTGTAACATTCGCCCTTTGATACCTCGCGTTAAATCACCTTCCGAAATATCAGAGGAAACCAGCAAAACGGCATGATCCGCCTTTTGGTTGGCATCCCTTAACGCCGCGTCGATGGCGTTCTTTGTCGGTGTGCTGTTCTGCTTATATTCCTGCAACTGTTTAAGTGTCCGGTTATAAGCGTCCGCGCATTTTTCGGTGTTGCTTCTTGGTAACAGGTCTATTTCTTGGCCGTATCTATCCGTAAAATACCGGGCGATCCTTACGTTTTCGGTCCGTTCGCCTTCCCCATGTGCAAGATGTACCCGTAATTCCCCTTTTTCGGTGTGTTCGGGAATAAACTTTGCCTGTTCCCGGATAATCTTACAAGCGGCACAAAGTTCGTTGCTTGGCTTCTTTGCCAGTTTTAAATCATTCTTAGAACACACATTGCATTTTGAAATGGTGTACGAATTGTAAGCCGGATAAGCGGCCCTTTGTTTTCCGGGGTTAAAGCGGAACATTTCAGCGTATTTTCCTGCCGTTGCCTTGCTCCCGGCTTCAATGGCTTCTTTGCTGTTGGTAGCCGGGTATTTGGCCGCCCGTACTTTTACAACGGTACAACGGCAACGCCAACCATTAGGCGGGTAATAACTATCCCAAAAAGGATCGGAAGCCGGTAAGGTTATTCCTTCCAGTTCCCGGTGTGCCTTTCTTACCTTGTTATCCCCGGCCGTCCGGTATTGTAATAGATACCGGCCTTCCCCGCCGTCCTGTTGGTCTTCCCACCGTGCGGCCGCCTCGCTACTGGCGACGGTAAAATCGTATTCGGTTTTTAGATAGAACTTATTATAGGTTTCGTTCAGGGTTTGAACGTCTCTATAATACTGTTCGAATGGCTTTATATTGCCGCTTTCATCTAAAAGCATTCCGGCGGCTTCTTTCATTTCGTGAAAGGTTTTGAAGCCGGAAAACACCCCGACACTTTCGCGCAGGCTGTTTACCATTGTCTCCGATGGCGAACATTCCTCTAAGCCCCGTTCTATGCCTTTAGACAGGAAAGAGGCTGTTTCGTTAATCAATCCAATAACGGCATCTTCCCGAAGTGCGTCCGTTCCAAATATGCGGTTATCATGCAACCATTTTGCAGCCTTGTTAAAAGCGGCTTCAACGCCGGAAGTTTCCGGGTAATTATCAGCGGATAATATCAGGTTGTTATCTCCGTATAATTCTGCCGCCCTTTCGTGCAGCCCCGTATATATATCGGGGCTTAATCGAAAAAAGGTCTTGATAGTTGTTGTGTTTGTACCTGCTTTTTCCCTACAATCGGAATATTGTACTTATCAATAAAATATTTTGGATCAACTTCGTAGCGGTCGGCAATCATTGTTTCAAATGCAACCTGCTGTTCCGGCGTGTAGTCTATACTTTCGTCATAAACAAAACGCAAGCCTTTGAGCGAAAAACCGTGCTTAATCATTCGCGGTATCAGTTGGTCGTTCACTATATCTTTAACCAAGTCCGCATCGCTTTCTATAACATTTTCAAAGACTTCAAGATGCACCTCTGATTGTGATAAACTGCTACCGTTGTCGATAGTCATTGTTTGGTTGAGCAAACCTTTGCTTATTTCACTATTGGCCCGATCAACGCGCTTGTCATACACATTAAAAGCGTCGCCCCGTGTTGTCTCCTTAATATCAATTTCCGTTCCTTCGGGAAATAACCCCCATGCGGCAGCCCCCATAGAAGCCAGCATATTTTCAATGCGTGACCGGTCTTTCGGATCACGGGCCGTTGACTTCGCGATCCTGATAGGCATACCGAATATTTCCCCGAACTGATCCCAAAACGCCAGCATGTTCTTTTTGGGTATTGCCTGATGCGCAGCCTTCAGGAACAAACCGAGGTCTTTCGGTTTTCCGGCTTCAATCACCCAATCGGACAAAGGGGTATTTCTGTAATCATACCCTTGTTTCCATTCATCGGCCTGTTCCCGAACGATAACGCCGTATTCAGGAATTACGTGCTTGCGTGGAATTAGCTCAACGTCTTTATACCGCATTTTCCCGTCAACGGTTATGACATCGCCCAACTGTATAAGCGAGTGCCCCCAATACCGGCTATCCAAGATGTAGCCTATTAAGTCTTTGAACCATCCGGTTTCAAATAGCTTGGTTGCTTCTTCGTTCTCTTTTTCTTTGGCATCTACCAACTTGAAACTTTTTTTCAACACAAAGCCTTTGCGCTGGCCGACACAGCCGGTCAGGTGTAAATCCGCATCTATATCCGTATAAATATCATATAGAGGGCCACGGCGCGGATTTTCTATATTCAACGCCATTTGCCATGCTTGCCGCCAATTTTTCAGGTCTTTTTGTGTCAAAGCGTCGGCTTGTAGTTTTAATTCCACCATCATGGAACTAAGCCGTTTCCGGTCGCTATCTTTTGCAAGGTTAAAACCACCTACACACAGGTCGTTACTTATGCGTTTTTTGTTACCCATCTTACCAAATATAAGTGTTGCTTTTTCCCGAACCCCATTTGACGGGGTTGTTTATATCTTCCTCTCCATCCTCACCGGTGCAGGTTGGTAAATCAGGCGTAACCTTCCCGGATTGAACTTCTTCCAGCCATTTAATCGCCCGTTCATAGCGTTCTTTCCTTATTTCGCGCCCCATCTTACCCGGAAGCCACGAAACAAGGTGATACAATGTTATATCACAGGCGTGCATAACTATGACATCGTTACGATTGTCACCAACGGCCGAAAAAATAAGCCCGGTATCGTACCGGCTACGCAAGTAACCGGCGATTTCCTCAATAGCCATTTTTTCGGCCTTTTCGCGTTTTTCCGATGTACTTTGTGAAAAGATTGTCAAAGCATCGGCCGAAGCTACGATATAGTCGTTTTCAGTCAGGAACATAGGCTATAATATGCGTTCTGTTGTTGTGCTGTTACCGCGATACATTGCGCAATCCGCCGCTATCGGTGTAGCTTCCGGGCCTGTTACAATAATCGCTCGTTTCTCTAAATCCTGAATAGTTGTGCCTTTCTTGAATACACGTCTTTGTATCAGGTTCTTTAATTCCTGTTTGGAATAGACTTTGGGAACACCGGCCACCATTAGAACGATGTACTTACGTTTGCTTACTTGCGATAATTCCTTTGCCATCTTAACGGCTCTTTTTACTCTGTAATTCAGAATAATTTCTTTAAACAACTTAATCATATTACCATGAATTTTTAGGGCTTTGACGCATGCCAAAGCTGGGTTGATACTCTTGTATTCTTGTATATTTTTGAAGGATATAAATAGCCCCTTCGTCGGCATCCGGCGCGTCGTCATGTGTCCGGCTTCCTTTTTCGATTGAAAGGGTTTGTTCTATCCCGGCCAACATATCAGGATCATTTTGCAGCCTTTCATTGTAAAAGACAAAGCCACGTTCCCACAGTGGGGAAACGGCTTCAATACGGGCGAATTTGTCAGGCTTTTTGCGTTTATCTGCCTGAATGGGCAGTTGGTAGCCCCGTAGTTTTCCTTCCGTTGTAAATTCATCCAAAAGAATATCTTGAAGGAAATTAGCCTCTATGTAGTATTCGCATATCACGCCTTCCGGCATACGCTCGTGAAGATCGTAGAACCAGCGCACCATTTCACTGACCGAACATTGGCGGACAAAGGCGGCTATGTGGTGTAACTCTGTTCCGATCTTGCCCCAAACCTTAATCGCCTTATAGTCGTTTTGCGTGCTGCCTTTAAAGGATGGATCACAATAAGCCACAATCTTTTCGTAGCGGTCAAGTGAAAACATTTTCTTCCAGCGAATCCAGTCTTTACGAAATACCGTCCCTTCTTTGATAGGATTATTCATGTATTCCTTTTCAAAGGCCCGGTAGCCCATAAATTCGCGTTTGGCCTGAATGCGCTGCATAGTCCAGTATTCGGGCCACGATGGTTTGCCTTTTTTATCCAATACGTCCACCTGACTAACGAATACGCCTTTTGACGCGGCTATGTTAGCCAATACGCTGCACTTGCTGATAAGATTACCAACCATGATAAAACGGCCGCCTTCCGCCCCGAATGCCCCGAATAAGGCTTCTTTCACCCATTCGGTTATCTTTCTGACACGGGTATCGTTTTCGCACAATTCGTCGTCGTCCAAGTCGTCAATAACTATGTAGTCCGGACGGCGGTTCCTATATCTTAGGCCGCGCGGAGATTGCCCACGCCCACGGGCAAAGAAAGCGATCCCGGTGCTGGTGACAAATTCGCCATCCTGCCAGTTCCCGGAATTGTATTGCGGCCCAAAATCGTGAATGTACCGTTTGTTATATTGCAATTCGGCTTGTATATCACCCAGCAAAGTTTGTGCGCTATCTTCGGACTTTCCGACCAATACCATGACGTTGATTTGCCGCTGTTTTTGGCACATTAGCCACATCGGTATCATTACGTCCATGTGGGTAGATTTGGCGTGACCGCGTGCCCACTTGAACACGGCTTTTATATCCCTGTTTTGAAGTATCTTTTTGGCAGCTTCTATATGAAACTTTGCCGACGGTGTTACTTCTCCGGTTATTTTGTCCGTACAATAGTGCGGATAGTAGTATTCTACGAAATAGGCATAATCTTTCCGGGCGCGTTCAATACGTTCTAATTGCGCAGCTTTCGTTTCAGCCACGTTGACGGTGGACATGTTTTGTATCGTTTCCGATAACTGTTTCCACCTTTCCTGAGCTTGTTTTAAAGTATTCCCGACCATTAGAACTTACTTTTTCCTACCTGTTCACTTAGAAATATGTCTTGGTAGTGGTTCATTGTCTTAATCAGGTCAGTTGTAAGTTCTTTATCCACCCCCGTGCGAACTATCAGCCATTCATTGTAAACGGTCATTACCTCGTAAATAGTAATTGCGTTTGTTTGCTTGTCTATTTTTTCAATAGATGCGGCCAACTTTGACATTTCATCAAAAGACATTTTCCCTTCTTCCAACTTCTTGTTAGCCTCCTGCATCATTTTAGTAATGATTTCTTTCCGGGTGATGGTTTTCGCCACGCGCATAGTGTCCCAACCGCCATCGGCTACCCACTTGTTAATCGTTACGCGGCTAACCCCTACCTTTTCGGCCACAAGTTTTTGTGTTTCGCCATTCAGGTAGTACATGCGTGCTAACTCCTTACTTTTTTCTATTTCCTTTTTAGACATAATTATCGCTTTACTTTTTGGCAAAATTGTAAAGTATAGGCGGGCGAGACAATTAAGGGTGAAACGCTTTCCATCTATTATAAAATGCTTTCATACAAGCGCGTAACGGTTACACACTTTTTTGTGCGGACTATTTTAGGGGGTTATGTTTGCACCGGATAAAGCGCAAAAATGCGGTAATAAAAACGATATAATATGTAATAAATGGCAAAGCGAATACTTATAAGTGATGAGTCCGTAAACTGTTACGGGACGTGGGTAAAAACCGACGGTGTAGATATTTCGCAATACGAGCGCAACCCTGTGTTGTTGTGGATGCACTGGCGCGGTGTTATTATCGGCTGCATTAAAGATATAAAAAAGGAAGGCGACAAAATAACCGGTGAACCTTACTTCGACGAAGTACGCGAGGAAAGCAAACTTGCAAAGCAGCAATGGGATAAGGGTACGTTAAAAATGGCTTCCGCTAATTTTGAGGTAACAGAAACCAGCGACGCGCCGGAACTGATAAAGCCTGGCCAATACCGGGCCACTGCTACACGAAGCAAGCTAATTGAAATAAGTATGGTTGACATTGGCGGAAATGACAATGCTTTGCCGCTGGTACTCACTTTCAAAGGTCAGGAATTAAAACTGGCGGCCGGTGAAAATTCGGACGGTCTGCCATTACTTACTAATAACAACAATCAAAAAGACGAAGAAAAGATGGATTACAAAGCTATCGCCCTGAAATTGGGGTTGCCGGAAACGGCTGGAGAAAATGAAATTCTTTCTTCTATTGAAGTGCTGAACGGCTATAAGTCGGCCAATCAGCAATTACAGCAGGAGAAAGAACAAATGCAGTTGTCTGCCATTACGCAAGCGGTAAAAGAAGCCACAGGCAAACGCCTGATTATGCCGGAAAAGGAAGAGCATTTTATTGAATTGGGTAAAAAGGTAGGTATTGAAAGTCTAAAGTTGACTTTTGATTCCATGACACCGATACAAAAGCCTATGAATTTGATAAACCAGCCCGGCGGTTCCGGTTCTATGGCTTTGGACTGGAAAAAACTGTCTGATGTTCCAGCGGATCAGATGGAAAACTTAAAAGAGAATGACAAGGCTACTTATATGAAGCTGTTTAAGGCTGAATATGGTGTGGATTGCCCCAAATACTAATTAAAAAAAACAGGTAAAAATGAAAACAGGATTTAAACTATTTTCCCACTTGCTTATTAATGCAATGATGGGGTTATTTCTTGCCGTGGCAGTAGGCGTTCCCGCTTCTGCCGGTGCGGCTGCCGTCGTAGGTGCGTCGGTTCTTTCGGGGAACTTTCTTCCGGCCGGTTCGGCTTGTGCCGGTGTATATACGGAAATTTGGACGGGTGAACTAATTAAGAAATTGCGTGCCGGAATTACAGCTACATGGTTGGATGGCATTCCTGACTATTCGGATAAAGCCGAAAACGATATTATTCACCTTATAGACGTAGGCGGTGATCCTGATGTTTTGATTAATAACACAACTTACCCTATTCCTATCCAAGATTTGGAAGACGGCGACGTTGCTATCAGTTTGGATAAATACCAGACCAAAGCTACCCGCGTAACAGATGATGAACTTTATGCCTGTTCTTATGAAAAGATGGCAAGTCATAAAGAACGTCACGGCGATTCTATCTTGGTGAATAAGTTCAAGAAAGCAATTCACGCCCTTGCGCCTCAAAAGGACTCTGATTTGACACCGGTAGTTCTTACCACGGGGGCAAATGATAACGGCCGCCGAAGAATTACAACAAAGGATATTGTTGCGTTGAAAGATAAATTCGACAAAATGGAAGTTCCCACAGAGGGCCGCCGCCTTGTATTGTGTTCGGATCATGTCAACGATTTACTGCTTTGCGATCAGAAATTTGAAAAGCAGTACTATAATTACACGACCGGTAAGATTGCCAACCTGTACGGATTTGAAGTTTACGAATATGTTAGTTGTCCGTCATTCACTACCAACGGGGTAAAAAAGAAATTCGGTGAAACGGTTTTGGATGGTACATATCAAGCTTCGGTTGCTTTCTATGTAAAACGTATGTTTAAGGCTTCGGGAAAAACTAAAATGTATTATTCGGAAGCTGAAAAAAGTCCGCAGACACAGGAAAGTTTGATTAACTTCCGCCATTACTTTATCGTATTACCGAAAAAAATGGAAGCTATCGGCGCGATTGTTAGTGCGGCTTATGTTCCTGAAATATCAGTAACCCCGAAAACAATCGCCTACCCGGTTAATGGTGGCACAAAACAATTTGCGGTAAGTGCATCTTCTGATTACGCATATACAGAACCGGAAGGCTTTACAATAGTAAAACAGGATAAAGTATTGCTGATTACCGCACTGGATAATACAGCCGGCGAAACAGCCAAAAACGCTACTGTTACTCTGACGCTTGCCGAAGATGTGACAAAAACCGCCACAATCACTTTAACCCAGCCTAAAGCATGACGCGCGGATTAAGAAATAATAACCCCGGCAACCTCCGTTTGTCGAAGGACAAATGGCAGGGCCTCCGGGCGGTGCAGACCGATAAGGCGTTTTTTCAGTTTGAAACAATGGCGCATGGTTATCGTGCCCTGATCCGTACTTTGCAGAATTATCGCAAATTACACAAGTGTCAAACGATAGCGGATTTTATTAATCGTTATGCTCCAAAAATAGAAAACAACACCGCCGGATATACACAAAGGGTTTGCCGGGAAATGCAAGTTCCAACGACTTATGTGCCGGACGTGAACGACAAAGCGACCATGTGCAATTTTGCGGCGGCTATCAGTCAGGTAGAAAACGGCGTTCCCGCTGTCATGGCTGATGTATATTCCGGTTGGGAGTTGCTGAACAAATAACCTAAGAAGTCAGGATGGAATTGTCTGAAATAATATCGTTGGTAGCCGCAATCATATCCGCACCGTTAAGCGCGTGGCTTACGGCTGTACTGCTACGCAGGAAGTACGACGCAGAAGTCGAGCAACTCCGGGCGCAAGTGGAAGCCTCCAAGACGGACACACGCGGCGACGAACTGGATAATGTTAAAAAGGCAATGGCCATCCTGATGGAACAGGTGGTCGAACCACTAAAAAAGGAAATTTATGCAATACGAAAAGAATTGGAACGGCTTCGCCGGGCTGTTGAGAAAGTCAATACCTGCCCTCACGCTGATATTGCTTGCCCTGTACGTGACGAGTTGCGGCGGGTTGAAAAATGCGAAGGGCATGCCCGCGAACCTACCTGATAACATAGTAACGGAACGTCTTGTACCTGTTTATTTATCGCCTGATTCGGCTCTTCTTACGGCTTTGTTTGAATGTGATAGTAACAATCAGGTCATGATGAAGGCTTATAACGAATTGAAAAGTGCAGGGGTTGAAAGTAGCCTTTCTTTTGATAACGGAAAACTGGATTACAAGGCTAACGCCAAGCATGACACGATTCATATACAGGCAAAAGATTCTATTATTTACGTGCCTACACCAGTCCCCGGTGAAACGGTCTATATCAACCAGCTTACATGGTGGCAACAGGCGCAAATTTACCTTTGCCGATTGCTTGCGGTTGTCCTTTTGATTAAATATCTGCCTTCAATTTGGAAGGTTATTTTAAAACTATTAAAACGTTGTTAGAATGGCAAAAGAAAAGCATACAGAAGAACCCCCGGTTATCGCACCGGCTAATGAGCCTGCCTTTTTGGCCCAATACCGGGAAGCCTACCCGGATAGTTTAAACTTTCATGTTACCGGTGATAACTTGGTTTTTCTCGGACATGAACACGATAAGGCCGTTTCCCATCAAAAAAGATGTGGAAAGGGTGAATTAAAAACCTATTAATTAATAAAACATGAGTTTACCAAATGTAAATATTACGCTGGGTAACGGTAACATCGGAACTGTAACCCTTTCGGATGATGGTATTGCCGGGCTTATTTTGACCGGATCGGCCGTAGAAGGAAAACTCGCTCTTAACAAAGTGTATGTACTTTCTTCCAGTAATGACCTGTCAAAGTTAGGTATTGACAAAGAAAGCAATCCCTTAGTTTATAAAGACGTATCGGCCTTTTATAAAACCGCCGGTGATGGTGCGGAGCTTCATTTGCTGGTAGTTAGTGAGGCTACCACATTGACACAAATTTGTTCTGCCGAAGCCGGTTCACCCTTGCGAACTTTGATAGATTCCGCGGCCGGACGTATTCGTCTTGTCGGCGTGAACCGTAATGCCCCCGCTTCTTATACGCCCACACTTGAAAAGTGCATTGACAAAGATGTGATTACCGCCATTGATGCGGCACAATCTGTCGTTAAAGCATATATGGCTAAAATTGCCCCATTTGTAGTTTTGCTTCCGGCCATCGCTTGGAGTGGTGAAACGGATAGTCTTTACCAGCCGCGCGGAGGATCACAAAATAGTGTCAGCGTCGTACTTGCTTCTGACGGCATTTATGGTGGTAGTAAATTATATTCTGCCGCCATCGGTCAGGTTCTCGGTCGTGCTGCAACGTGTGCGGTTAATATCTCTATCGGACGCGTAAAGGATGGCAGTATTGCCGCTGACGGTTATCTGACGGACGGAAAGAAACCGGAAAAAGATTACAACATTTGGAATATCCTTCACGATGCCGGTTATATCTTTTACCGTACCTATATTGGAAAGAACGACTATTACCTGAACGATGATGCGACGGCCATCGCAACAACAGACGACTACCACCGCCTTTGTCTTATCCGCGTTATACAGAAAGCTGTTGTTATCTGCTACAAAACGTATATCGACGAAATTTTGGATAGTATCATGGTTGATGCTGATACCGGCCAGTTATCGCAACCTGTCTGCAAGTCTTTCGAGCAATCTATTATCCGTTCCATTAACACCAATATGGACGGTGAGATAAGCGGCTTTAAGGCTTATATAAACCCGGATCAGAATTTGATTTCTACCGGTTCACTGAAAGTTCAATGTAAGATTGTTCCTACTGCGCTGCTGAAAGAAATAGATGTGGATTTGTCATTTAGTAACCCTTATAATACAAGTGAATAATGAGTAGTTTTAATACGAAAGAATATGCTTGGATTGACGTAAAACTCGTCATGTTAGGCAAGGAAGTAACCGGGCTTCGCGGTATTGAATACAAGATGAAAAGGCAAAAAGAGTGCCTTTTCGCAACAGGGAAGAAGGCACGCGGTATTCAGTTGGGTAAAAAAGAATATGAAGGAACTATTACGTTGCTCCAGTCTGAACTGATAGCCTTACAGGCCGCCGCAAAGGCAAAGGGATATGATGATATTACCGATTTGGAGTTTGACGCTATTGTGTCTTATCTTCCTGAAAGCGGAGTTATCCAAACGGATAAGATTATCAATCTTTCCATAACGGAAGCCCCCTATGCGATTAAAGAAGGTGATTTGCAGCAAGAACATGCTTTGCCTTTTATCGCCTGTGACATGGAACCGAATGTAATTTAATAAACTTAAAAACGATGAACGAAGAAAATAAAGTAACAATCGAACAGATTGAAGAATGGAAAAAGAAACACGGTGATGTGTTTCAGGTAACAGTTGAAGGGAAAACGGCTTATCTGCACAAGCCCGACCGTAAAGCCCTCGGGGCGGCCGCTGTCATTGGCAAGTCCGATCCGATGAAGTATAACGAAATACTTCTGAATAACTGTTGGATTGCCGGTGACGAAGAGATAAAGAAAGACGACGCTTTATTTCTTGGCGTATCTGCAAAGCTGGCTGACCTTATCGAAGTGAAAGAGGCCGAACTAAAAAAATTATAAGCCGAACAAACGTAGCAGAGAAGCCCGGATGGATGTTTTTAGCCGATACCCTTATCCGGGCTTATTTGCACATAAACCCCGAAGAACTTACGGATGAAGAATGGGCGCATCAAATAGCGATGGCCGAATGGGTGAAACAGGATTTAATAACTAATTTATGGCGAACAAAATAGAATACATATTTTCCCTGCAAGATAAGATTTCCGCTAAATTGGGCGGCATTACTGCCACGTCCGATAAAACGATAACGGCTCTTACCGGTGTACGCGAAAAAGTTTCTTCCGTCGATGCCGTATGCAAAGATACGGGTAAGACTATCGGTTCGCTTAAAATGAAAGTGGATGCCCTTCAAGCAGAAAAAGAATGGATACCTGCCGACAACCTACCCGCTATCCGGGAATACAACAAAGAGATTTCCCGGTTAACAAAAGAGATTGACGCACTGGAAACGGCCAGCGGCGGTGGTAAATTCAAGAAATGGGCTTCCGACGCTTTTGACGCAATACCAGGCGCAGGCTTGCTGAAAAATCCGCTTGTTACCGGAATAGCTGCTTTGGGTTTTGCCGGTAAAGCCGGAATGAATTTAGACGAAGGGCTGGCGCAGGTGAATATTACCGCGCAGCTTGATGAAGCCGGGTTGTCCGATTTGAAAGACAAACTTAAAAAGATTGCAAAGGATAACAAAACGGACATTGTACTTTCCCCGGTAGGCTTTGAGCAAATAAACTCACAGTTGAACGATGTTGATTTGTCACTGTCTATTTTGGACGCTTCATTGAAAGGCAGCAAAGCCGGGTTTACAGATGTAAAAACTGTGTCTTCCGCTTTGGCTCAATCTTTATCCATCATAGGTAAAGAGAACGCCAGCGCACAGGAAGTTCTTGATACTTTTTTCGCGTCGAAACGTGTCGGTGCTGGTGAGTTTGCCGACTTTGCCCGTTATATGCCGAACCTTATTGCCGGTGCTTCGAATATGGGTATTGCCTATAAAGAGGTTGCCGGTACGTTTGCCTATATGACCGGGAAAGGACAATCGGCGGAACGTGCCGCCGTCCTGATGGAAAATGCTTTTTCTGTTTTGGGGCGTGGTGAGGTTCGCGATAAGTTGGCAAAGTCCGGTGTTAAGGTTTTTGATGAAACCGGGAAAATAAGAAGCCTTGTAGATGTATTTGGAGAGTTGCAAGGTGTTATGGGCGACATGAACGATGAGCAAAAGTCGTCATTTCTCGAAAAAATCGGTTTGGTAGATAAAGAAGCTAAAAACGCATTCGCCATTTTAACTTCGGATATTATCAAATATAACGAGTCGATGCACGATGTTGCTAATTCGTCCGGTGAAACCGATGCGGCTTTGGAATATTCAAGAAACAGTGTACAGCAAGCGACTGAGGTTTGGAACAAGTTTAAAAACATGGGCGCACAGGTTGGTGAAATAATCCTTCCGGTTATCTGTGCAGGTTTAAGTGTTGCCGATGTCGTGCTGTCTGCCGTTTCCTTTACACTTGACACGGTTGTAGGGTTCTTTGGTTCTTGGTATTCCTTGCTTTCAGAAGGGAATCCGCTTGTAGTTGGTTTAACGTCCGCTTTGGGCTTTTTTACTATCGCAATGGGTGCGAACTATGCGATTACGCAAAAGGCTGTAATTATAGGCGGTATTAAAAAGGTACTGGATATTGCACAAACTGCCGCTACATGGGGGCTAACGACCGCACAGTGGGCGTTAAATGCCGCGTTCTATGCTTCGCCTTTGGGTTGGATCGCACTTGCTATTGGTGCGGTTATTGCGGCCGTAACATATTGCTGGCAAAAATTTGAAGGCTTTCGGGTTGCGGTTCTTGGTGTGTGGAGTGTGATAAAAGAATTTGGTGCTACTTTGCTGAATAGCATAGTTAAGCCTTTTAAGCAAGTCCTAAGCGGTATCGGTGGTGTTTGTTCGGCTATTGTCAATCTTGTAAAAGGGAACTTTAAAGAAGCCGCCGCCGCGGCTAAAGATGGTTTTAAAAATATCGGCGAAGGCGTGGTGGGGGCTAACCCTGTGTCTATTTTGTATGACACTGCTAAAAACGGCAACTATTCGGAGGCGTGGGGGAACGGTAAACAGGCCGGGCATGATAGTTGGGCGGCATCCCAGCAAAAAACGGATGATGTATTAGCGATGGATAAACTTATCCCTGATTCGAAACCATTGCCACAAACGGATAATGTTCCGGGCACAAACTTTAATGACCTGATGGCAAAGTTAGGCAAGGACAAGAAAGGGGCAAAGGCTAAAAATATTCTCAAACTTGACGACGACACAAAGAATCTGAATGAAACAGACACTTATACCGCCGTCACCCGAAAGATTTCCCCGCTTACTGTTAGCCTAAAGCCAACGGAAACGAAAGAACAGGTAACAAATAAGGTTTCACCGGCCGGTAATACCATTGACGCAAAAGCAGCTTTTACGGCAAAGGCGGATGATAGGGCGCAAAACTACGAACCTGAAAAGGATAATTATCTTTCTGACATTATGCACAATGTACGAAAGATTGCCGCCGCTATCATGTTGCCGGTAGCGGTTAGTCTGTCTGCACCTGACGCAAAGGCGATTGAACCTGTTTCACCTGTTGTTAATTTAGATACGCCGGTATTGGCCTTGTCAACCCCGGCCGCGCCCGTTGTCGATGTTCCTGCCCCGGCGGTGAATGTGCCCCAACCGGTCAGCCCCGATGTTCAGGTAGCCAGCCCGGCGGTAAACGTCCCGGCCTTCCCGGCTATACCAACCCCGGCCGCGCCCGTTGTCGATGTTCCTACCCCGGCGGTGAATGTACCTATACCTGAAATGCCGGAAATAAGCACGCCGGAAGCGTCGGACGCTTTCTCTATGCCTGAAAAGGTGACGGAAAAAAGCAGCTTTGTTTCAGAAAGCACGACTAATACAGTCAGGGAAACCGGTAAAACGGTACATGTTGACAAGGTTTGTGATAGTGTGGTTATCCATGTACAGAATACAGATAATAAAGGAAGTGAAACCATACGCGCCGAAATATTGCGTGTATTAAACGAATTAGCAGAAGGATGAGTAGTTTTAATTTAGGTGATATATTGGCGAACGTTATCGGTTATAAGGGCTTTCCGTATCTCGGTGGTTTCTTCCCTGACAAACCGGCCAAATATCAGGGCTCGGGTTATGACTATCCGGGTGAACCTGCTTCCGAAAAGACTTATTCGGATTTAGGCAGCGTTTTAAGAAAGAAGGACGCGCAAGGCCGCTGGTATTTCATGCCGGTAGTTTTTGAGCACAAAGGTACGGAGTATGAAATACCAAATTCCGTTATATCCATTAGTGGCAAAAAAACAATCGTAGAAACGCCGATGGTCGGCCGTAAGGGGACGGTTAAGGAATTGATTTCTGTTGATGATTACGAAATAAATATTGCCGGTGTCGCTTTAGACGTTGATTTCCCGGATCAGCAAATTGCAAAGCTGAATGAACTGTATAATATCAACGAATCAATCACATTAAAATGCGCCCTTACAGATATATTTTTAGAAGAAGATAAGGTGGTAATAAAAAGCATTGATTTTCAGGAAATGCGCGGCGTTGAAACGGCGCAAGTCTTTAAAATGAATTTGGTTACGGATCGGAGTTTTGAATTAATACTTGAATGATATGTTTGTTTTGTGCTGTGAAATAAAAGTAGGTGGCGTTTCTTTTAAGAGCGTCCACGACGTGGAGATAAAGCGAAGCCTTTATAACCTTGCTGCAACGGCTGTTATAAAAGTTCCCGTCACTGCCGTGCTTAAACATGCCGGTGAACCACCTACGCACATCGAAACGGCACAAGCTATTAAAGTCGGCGATAAAGTGGAAATAAAGTTGGGATATGACAATACGTTGAACACTGAATTTGTCGGCTATGTAAAACGGATTAATTATAAGGTTCCGTTGGAAATAGAGTGCGAAGATGAATATTATAAGCTACGTTTCGTAAACTGTGTTTTCAGCAAGAAAGAAACGACGTTAAAAGAGTGTTTGAATACCATTCTAACGGGTGTTTCATTTGGTAACGTGATAGACCTTACTTTAAAGAACTTCGTGGTGAATAATAAGCCCGGTTCTTGGGTGCTTGGCTACTTGAAAAAGGAATACGGCCTAATCGCCTACTTTGATATAAACGGAAAATTATACGTCGGCAAGGCCCATGACGTAAAGGGGGAAACGGTCAAATACGTGTTGCGCGAAAATGTTATCAGCGACGACGAATTGAAGTATCAGCTTGCAGAAGATGTAAAGTTGAAAGTAAAGGCTATTTGCTACTATAAGGACGGAACAAAGATTGAAGGTGAATTGGGCGAAGATGGCGGAGAACAACGGACATTCTACTACTACGACGTAAAGGATGCCGGGGAATTGAAAGCACTTGCACAGGAAGAACTAAAGCGGTATTCCTTTGACGGCTACCGGGGCAAGATTAAAACATTCCTCTTTCCTTATGCCTTGCCGGGTATGGTGGCAAAATTGGAGGACAAAGTATATAACGAACGAAGCGGCGAATATTTTATTGAGGCGGTCGATGTTTCTTTTGGAACGTCCGGTACTCGCCGTATCGTTGAAATAGGTATTAAAGCATGAGCAAGGAGATAGACGAAATACGGCGTAAATTCCAAAGTAGCTTCAGCAGTGAGGGTGACGCGGTTTTCCCCGCCGTCGTTACCGAAGTGAACGAAGAAGAATTTACCTGCACCGTTCAACGTGATGAACAGGTTGATTACTTCGATGTACGTTTGAGGGGGCTTGTTAAGGCCGAATTGCAGGGCTTTGCCTTTATCCCCAAAGTAGAAAGCGTGGTACTGGTCGCCCGGATCGGGAAAAGCAACGAGCTATTTGTTTGCCAGTTTACAGAAATAGACAAGGTTGTTTTCACGGATAACGATTTGGAATTAAAAATAGACTTGGAAAACATCGACATAAAAAAAGGGGAAAAGATAACCATTCATGTAGATGCTGAAAAATTGGAGGTTGTAAATGACAAGACGAAGGTAACACATGAGGCGGAAGCCTTGACGCTTCTGTCGGATCAGGCAACCATAAAGATAACAACGGGCGGTCTTACTTTAAAGAAAGGCAGTTCCGGTTTAAAAAAGACTTTGGATAAAATGTTGGACGGTATATGCCAGCTTACCGTTCCGACTGCCTTAGGGCCTTCGGGTGTTCCGATTAATCTCGCTACATTCCAGCAAATAAAAGCTGACTTACCTAATTATTTGGAGGGTTAAACTATGCCATTGAACAAAGCAGCTATCAAAGGAGAAGTAAAAAGCGCGTTTACGCAGGTGATGGATCAGCAAGGCGATGACCGGGAAGGGGCTATTGACAAGGTAGCGGATAAGATTGCGGATGCTATCGTAAACGCAATAAAAAGCACTCAAATAACCTATTCCGCCGGGCTTGTTTCCCCGATGGGCGCGGTTACTGGGACTTTTAACTACACAATATCGTAGGCATGAGAGACTATAAACAAACGGAAACGGGCGATCTTGACTTTTCGTCAGGTGATTTGCAGGTTACGGAAAGCACCTACCAGCACCAGCGGGATTTGCTTTTGTCTGATAAGGGCCATATCCGGGATAAGGCCGAAGCGGGCGTGGGGGCTGTCAATTACTTGTTAGGCAATGAGCCGGAAGCCTTTTTGCGGGCCACGCGCAAAGAATTTGCCGCCGATGGTATGAAAGTACGTAAGGTTTCATTTTCCGCCTATGGCAATGACTTAGAAACAGATGCGAGTTATGAAAACGATTAAGGCAAAAGACAATCAAATATTACTGGATATAGCCATGCAATATTACGGCACGGCGGAAGCAATCGCGGAAATACTGGAAAACAATCCCGGTATAAAGAACGATCCGCAAGCCCTTGTTTCCGCCAGTCGTCCGCTGGGTAGTTTTTACCCGGATATAAAACTGGAAGTTGGTTCTTCCTTACTGATAGATGATGATAGCCGCCGGATAAAAAAAACAGTTATCAAAAAAATAGAGAATGATGTAACAACTTATATGACGGAACAATGGCAAGAACGATTGAACAAATAAAAGAAAGCATTACCGGGAAGTTGAAAGCAAGTTTCGACCTTTCCACTTCCGCGGCCGCCGAGTGGCGTTTGTGGGTTCACTGTGTCGCCTATGCTATTTACATGTTTGAAATAGTGCTGGATGCTTTCAAAGCGGAAATGGATGCCGATGCAAAGAAAGAAGTTGCCGGAACGCTTACTTGGTACAATGACAAGTGCTATGAATTTCAGATGGGGCACGAACTTATATTTAACACTGTAACCGGCTTACTTGAATATAATACAACGGACGAAACAGCCCGTGTTATCAAAATTGCCTCTGTCAATGTGGCGGCTGACGGGACTATCTTTTTCCGCGTTGCGACTAATAGTGAAGACGGAAAGATTGTACCGCTATCAAGTAACCAGCTATTAAATTTCAAGAACTATATCGACGCGATCAAGTTTGCCGGTACAAAGTCCACGGTCATTTCTACCGATGCGGACGAAGTGCGTTATCAGTTGACCGTTTATTATAATCCGGCTAATCCGGTAGAGGCGGTTCGTCTTGCCGTTCTTGCCGCGCTGGAAGTATTCAAAACCTCTCAAAAGTTTGGCGGCGTTATCTACCGTCATAAATTACTTGAGGCGGTTACCTCAACCGAAGGCGTTGTTACGGCCAAACTTACCGGGCTGGCTCGAAAGGGGACGGAAGATGCCGAATTTATTGACATTGATACGCTGGCTTATCTTCATGCCGGTTATTACAACTATACGGAAGATAGCACGTTGACGCTAATATCCATTAACGACATATAGCCATGAACATAGTATTAAACTTTAAGGAACTGATACGGCAATACGTCGCTCCCTACCGGCGCGGTTCTAATCGGCTTACATGGTTGTGGGGGCTTGTGGATTTGCAGGGTGTGTATGACACATTTTCCACTTGGCGTGATTATTACCGGTATAAGGTGCATGTAACCAGCCAACACAAGGCTTTGCAAGGTCACTTAAATAAAACCTTTGGCGGTGGTATTATTGTAAAAAGCTATAACGACCAGTTTTTGGATATTGGCCTGAATAGCGAACCGGCCCATTGGGTAATCTTTGAACCTATGCAGGAAATAGCACTGGAAGGTGAGGGCGGACAAAGTTTTATTGATGTTGATTTTATCGTTTACGCCCCCGAAGGAATAGACCGGAATTTGCTTTCCGCTGAAATTGAAAAGTATAAACTGGCTGATAAAGCCTATAAAATAGTAACAAGAAAATGAAACGACACGTACAATTCCCCGGCATACGGAAGTGGTCGGGCGATGATTTAATGGAGTTGCAGGGTGAAGGACTTTCGATTGCCGACCGTTTCTTTTCCCAGTATGGAAACTGCGTAATTTGCGGTTGTACCGTATCGGATGGCAATATATCCGCCGGGCTGGTTGTAATCGGCGGACTGGTTATGCCTTTTGAGGCTGCCACCGGTATAGAAGTATTCCCGGTTTATCTTATTAAGGCCGAAAAGCATGTTCAGCGTGAGTATGCCGATGATGTTGTACGCGATATAGCAGTAGAATACTACGCTAAGAAAGTGCAGGAAAAACCTACGGGGGACTATATAGAAATTACGGCAACCGGTGCACCTGTATTTTTTGATCTGATAAAATCTACATGGTTGGCCGGGATATTAGACCAACTAACGGATTTGAAAAATAAGGATAAAGATATATCGGAAGCCATTGAGCTAATAAAAACAGGCGATACGGCGACCGGCGACCGTTTGGTTAAGTTGGAAAAAAAGATGCCTTCATTACTGGATCATTCGCCAACGGTGGACGACGACAATTTCGATATAGGCGTAGAGGTTTGGACGGTTGCCGCCAATGGGGCGAAAACCTTTTGGAAGTGTCACGATAACGCCAAAGGGGCGGCCGTATGGAAACCCAGCGGTGAAGGTGGCGGCGGTAGTGGCAGTTATGGCGGTGCGGTCTATCTGACGGGGCAAACTGATTTTTCAAAAGCAAGCATATTAATTAAAAACGGATATTTACAATGAGCGAAACATCAACAACAGGTGCATACGTGTACCAACAGATTGTAAAAACGACGGCACAGTGGGCCGCAGATACAAGCATTATCCCTGAAAATGTGTGGCTATTTGAACGTAAGGCAAATGGCAAGATTGTAACAAAATTGAGTGATGGCCTTCGTCCTTATAGTCGGTTGGATGAATACGGCCTTAGTGCGTGGGATGCTGCACAAGAAGGCGGTTACGAGGGTACGAAAGAAGAGTTTTACGCCTCTTTGGGCCTTATAGATGAAAAGATTGAAATAGTACAAAACTTAGTTGCATCGCTTGATGGCAAGTTTGCAGAAACGCCGACATTGAATGCAAAGCCAACGGAAAGCACCCTTACTTATAAGTCGGGAGAAATTACCCGTGCTTTTACCATCGGGCAACAATGCCGTGTTTTTGATACAGAAAATGAAAAGTATGTATTTTATCAACTGTATGACATTACGGCGGAAAATAAGGCGGACTGGCAAATTGCCGGTAGTGACGGTTCCGCCTTTTCCGAAACGGTTAAAATTACACTTTCCAGCAATCAGGGCATAGGTGATGCAGCCTTAAACGGTGTTGTTGTAACTATTAAGTATTCAGGATCACAAACCGATCTTGTTTGGGTTGGTGCTGAACTATCCGCAACTATCCCTATGAGTGTAGAATATCAGGTTATTTGCGGTGATGCTTCCGGGTATTTATCCCCCGAAACACAAACTTATTTGGCGGTAGGCGGCAATAAAAGACAAATAGGTCTTGTATATTCAACTGAAAAAGTAACGGTTAATGTGTCAACGAATGATGGTGCGGATTGTTCAGCCCGGACGGTTCAGGTTATCAATACCGCAAATTCTCAAATAGTGGGAAGTGGTAGCGGTTCTTCGGTAGTCATAAAAGTGCCGTTCGGTATCAGCTATAAAGTAAAGGTTGATGATTTTTCCGGCTATTTGACACCACAAGAACAAAGCTACACGGCAAATTCCGCTACCCGTTCCGTTTCTTTCCAATATGAAAAGATTGTTGACGCTTCGATTGTCTTTGATAAGTCTATCAGTGATCCGTCGAATATTACAGGCGAAATAAATAGCGGTGTTCTTGCCACTATTCTATCTAAGTTCCGCCGTTGTCTATGCAAAAAAACTGCCGACGGTCAAGTTACTATCGCCTATTTGAAGGACACGGATAGCAATTATTATGAAGATGGAACGGCGGCCCAATTAAACGGAAATGAAGGGGATGTAATGGTCGATTTCCCCGAATTTTACTATAAATGGGAGCAGGTTGATACAAACAAATTCCGTTATCGGTTTGCTGAATATAATGTTGACGGCACATTTAAACATGTTCCGCGTAGCTTGGTGGGGGCTTATAAGGCATATCAAACCGGTAGTAAGCTATACAGTCGTAGCGGTGTAACACCTACTACGAATACAACCTATACAAATTTTGCAAGTTATGCGACTGCTCGCGGCACGGGTTATCAATTGATAGACTTTCAGCAACATTGTGTTATTGCTTTTATGCTTTATGCAAAATACGGCAACCGAAATTTGCAGGCGGTATTGGGTGCTGGCGGCGCGACCTATAGCCCTGCTACCACCACCGGCACAACCAATCAGAAAGGCAACCGGGACACGGCAAAGGAAACATCCGGCTATGTGAACGGATTGGGAATTGAAGGCGTTTTCGGCGGCCAATATGAATGGACGCAAGGCGTATCTATTCAGGATCGCGTTTGGACTATCACCGATCCGGATGGAGCAACAAGAAAAGTTAATGCGCACACAAGCGACGGTTGGATAACAGGTGAAGCCGCCGAGGCCGGCCCGTTTTTCGATATGGTTCCTACCGCCATCGGCGGTTCTGAAACGACGCACTATTCAGACTATTACTATCAAACATCCGGCGGGCCCTTCTGTTTGTTGCGCTCCTATAATTCGTCGAACACGAATGGCGGTGTTGCGTACTCGAATGCGAATAACGCTGCGTCGAACTCGAACACGAATATCGGTTCGCGCCTCATATTCAGGAAAAAGATTTTTGTTATGTGGCTCTTGATGGGGACGTGTTCCCCGAACATTCCACAGGGAAATGCACCTTGCCTCTTGGCAAAAAATAAACAGTCAAAAATGTGTATGGTAGGTTAATTCTCGAAGTACATAGATTTCTGAAAGCGAAATTAAGAAAATGAAACGATACGGATTTCTGATAGAACAAGTGATTGAAGAAAGCAACCTGATAGATGCCTTCGATGCCGTGATGCGTGGAAAGAAACGCACCCGCACCGTTCGTTATCTGATTAAACACCGGGATAGCCTGCTTGCTGAACTTGCCGAAGAAATAAAGGCCGGGACTTACAGACCAACCGGTTATCGTGAATTTGAAGTGGTTGAACACGGAAAAGTTCGCGAAATACAGTCTCTTCCTTTTAAAGACCGCATCGCCCTTCATGCAATAATGAATATTTTAGGTAAGGTTTTCGGTGGTATGCTGATCCGCGATACTTTTGCCAGTCTTCCCAAACGTGGCATACACGACGGTTTGAAGCGTGTCGGAAAGGCTCTAAAAGATAAAGCAGGAACAAAATACTGCCTGAAACTCGACCTTAAAAAGTTTTATCATTCCGTCGATCAGGACGTGTTAATCGAATTGCTGGGTAGAAAAGTGAAGGATGATAAGTTTATGAACATCCTGATAGGTATTATTCGGAGTTATGACACCGGTTTGCCAATAGGGTATCATTCCAGCCAATGGTTAGGCAATTTTTATCTGTGCTTATTGGATTATTACGTTAAGATGGAATTGGGCGTTAAATACTACTTTCGTTATTGTGATGATATTGTTATTTTATCTTCATCTAAACAAGAATTACACGCTATACTGGAAAAAATACGGTCGATTATAGAGGGGCGTTTGCACCTTACGATTAAATCGAATTATCAGATTTTCCCGGTAGAGGCGCGAGGCATTGACTTCTTAGGCTATGTGATCCGGCATGACTATGTGTTAGTTCGCAAGCATATAAAAGTTCGTGTTGCCCGTCGGTTGCACAAAATTAAAAGTAAGAAACGAAAGTACATTGTTATCGCCTCTTTTTGGGGATGGATAAAGCATTGTAATGGAAAACATTTATTTTTTAAATTAACTAATATGAAAAGTTTTAAAGATTTAGGCGTCGTGTACAAGCCAGCGGACGGTAAGAAGCGTTTCGAGGGCAATCTAACCCCTTTGGGGCAACTCCAAAACTGCAAAATCAATGTTTTGGATTTTGAAACCGATATTAAAACGAAGGAAGGAGAAGGCCGGTATGTTGTTCAATATGAACTTGACGGCCAAAAGGGTAAGTTTATCACAGCTTCGGACGAAATGAAAAACATTCTCGACCAAATTAAGGAGCTGGGCGAACTACCTTTTGAATCAACCATCCGTCGCGAAACATTCGGAGGTAATAAAACTAAGTATGTATTTTCTTAATTAGTAAATTATGAAACGAATAAAAGGAACAGACGGGGTTGCGCTGGTTGAATGTGTAAACCCTATAACGAACAAATGGCGCGTCCGCTGGGATGTTCAGGCAAATGCCGGAACAGACGAAAAGGGCGAACCGGAAACAGGCGTTAATTACATGGAAGAAGAATTTTCATGCAAGCCGACTTTCCCGGAAATAAAGGAGTTGATTACAGGGTGGTTTAACCAGTCGATTGACGGAAAGATTTTATCCGGCTTTGTGTGGAATGATTATCCGGTGTGGTTATCTACCGAAAATCAATTTAACTACAAGGCTGCTTATGACCTTGCCGTACAAACAGATGGAACGACCTTGCCGGTTACTTTTAAATTCGGATCGGACGAAACCCCGAAATACCACGAGTTTAAAACACTTGACGAACTGACTGATTTTTATATCAAGTCGGTAGCGTTCGTTCAGGACACGTTAAAAGAAGGCTGGATGGAAAAAGATACATTCGACTTTACAGCGTATCAAGAATAACGCTTAAACCTTTCGGGGGAAGGTGAAAAATGCCCCCGGCCAGTATTTAGTACAGACGCCAATCACATACTAATACACAAAACGGTAGCACCGCGCGGCCGAGGGCAAAATGCCTTCTTCCGCGGTACTACCGTTTTTTATGTAATTATGTGATTGGCATTGCAAATATACGCTAATAAATTCAGTTATGACAGTTTTCGAGATACTTAATTTTAATAAGGAACTATTGCGCCGCCTGATGGCAACAGGGATTAAGGCGAATGATTGCGTGTATGTGGACTTGTATAACGACTATCTGCAAATGCGTGATACTGGCAATAAAATGACCTATATCGTTGCCATGCTTTCCGACAAGTACAATGTTAGCGAAAGGCAGGTTTATTCTATTATAGACCGTTTAGGGAAAGACTGCAAAAGTTGTGCAGTGTAACCCGATGCAAAAATTATGCCTTGTACCTGTTTTCATGCAACTTTGTACAAACAAAAAAACGAATGAGGCATGGAGATTTTAAAAAAGACAACTTTAGGTAATTTAGTTATTAAGGCCGTTCCGAAGGCTTTAGCAAAAGAACTGATTGTAGAACATCATTATTCACACAAGTGGAACGATGGCGGTTTTGGTAAGTTCAATTATGGCATATTCCGGGAAGAAGCCCCGGACAAATGTTTAGGCGTTGCCGTGTACGGGTTAATGAAAACACCCAACGCAAAGATATTCACCCATCCGAACCCGGACGCGTGGATGTGCGAGTTGAACCGAATGTGGATTGATGATGAATTGGGGCACAATGCAGAGAGTATTTTAATAGCCGCATCTATCAAGCTACTAAGAAAAGACGATCCCACCTGTGTAGCGGTACAATCATTTGCCGATGGGCGGTTAGGGTGTGGTACGATTTACAAGGCGGCTAACTTCACGTACTACGGCTTTCATTATACAAAGTTTTGCCGTAACAAGCGTACAGGCGAGGTAACGCACGAACAGATATTTACCAATAGTACATCGCCAAGCGGTTACTTACGTTCAAATATAGCCTTCCTATTGGGTGACATGGAGATATTTAGGGTTAAGACATACCGCTATATATATCCGCTTTGCAAGAAGTTCAAGTTTATTCGTGATCCGCAACCTTACCCAGTGTATGATAAGGGCGAAGAACCGGCCGAATGGGTTAGAGATAACGCAAAGATAAAAACAAACATCATTAGACTGCTTGACAAGATAGCCGCCTAAGACATTTTACACTTTCTTTATATGCTATAAAGGTAGTGATTTTATGTGAGATACACAACTTTGATAAGGACTTTTTTTCACCCCAAACAATAAAAAACGAATAGCATTAAAACAGCGTTCAAGTGCCATTTTAATGCTATTCGTTTTTACTCAAAATTGAACCACTTCGTTTTAAGCCCCCGGAAAAAGCCGAACCATTTCGTTTTAAAAATTCGTCCGGGTGGTTTTGCGGATTATAAAAACCGGCGAATCGGGCGACATTTGCGGCAGAAACCTAAAAATGAGTACGACA